AGGATTAATAATTCTAACATATTATCGGTCTAATTTTTTTGATTTCTTCGCAAAATGTTGGTTTTGAAACCTCATCCTTTTCGTAAAGTTCTCTTACTTGTCCGTACATATAAATGCAAATATAGCAATTATCTTAAATAAAAAAGCACCTTATTTCTAAAGTGCTTTAATTGTTCAATTGAATAAGTTGTCTTGTTTAACTCCTAACAATAACGTGAGACAAATGTAAACAAAAAATCCATACATAACTCAACGCATGGATTTTAAGGTTAAAAAAATTAATTAACCGTAGTTAATATTAATTTTGTTTGATTGTAACTTCTTCTTTAATTGCAATCCGATTTGCGGGCTACGCTCCGCGCGATAACTACCATAATCTTTTTCTTTAAAGATTAATGCACGATTGCTATAACTTGGTTTTACATAGGATATATTAGGCTTATGCCGCATAATTTTATCCATGACAAGGAAAACAACATGAGCAATAAACGCTAAGAAATATCCTATGTAAAATGTGATTCTAATAATGGCAAATTTATTAAATATTTTGTATTGGTGATTTTAAGAACGATGTATGATAAGTGTTTAGGTAATATCTAAACAAATCCAAAGCATCTAATTGTTCCTTTGGATTATTTCTGTCTCCCTTTTTAAGAGTTCCGTCGGGCAACATAGCCCCATTTAATAAGTCGTAGATTAAGGCATCCGCTTGAATTGGATGTATTTGCACGTTATATTTGCTTAAAATGCTATTTACTAAGACTTGATTTTCTTCTATTTTAGGATTTGCGCCCGGTATTCTAAAAACAGTATCTGCTAAATTTAATTGTTGCTTAATTATTCTATAATAGTTAAGATTATCCTTAACCATTGCAGTCCCTGATTTACCGCTTGCATCGCCGGTAACTAACATAACAAAATTGCCATAATCAATTTTAATTCGTTCGCAAAGTTTATAAATGTCAGAATTTGCGAGCTTGTAAATTTTAATAACATATATGCAATTATTTATGTGCTGAAAAATTCCACATGTTATCGGGTTTTTATTAAAGTCGAATGAAAGATATAGATAATTGTTTACATCTCCTTTCCAAATAGGATTTTCCAAGTCTTTAGCGATATGCTTTTCTTTATCAAAGGCATACGCAAATGGGTTGTCTGTTATATCAACATCCTCAGCCAAATACTCGCACGCAAAGACTAAAGGGTCTAAAGATGCTTTAATCTCGTCTAATTCTCCTTTAGGTAAAAAAGGGTTGTCGTAGCTTGTAAACCTCCACGATTTCCAGTTATCAAATTTCTTTTCATTATTAAAAAGAGTTTCTTTAAAATAAGTGTTGCCGAACTTAGGCGTACTCATAAACCAAGCATCGCCTTGGTAATCTACTAAGGTTGCCCGTATAGCTTCTTCCCATGCTTTTTTAAGATGCCTTGCTTTTTCTGCTTCATCAATTATGGCTCTATGATATTTAAACCCTCTGCCTGCATCGGGGTCTTCCAAGCTCCACATATCCAAAACACCCCCCGTAATTGTGGTAAGCTGCCTTAGTTGCTCGTCTTTCTTTAAAATTACAGGATAAAGTATATTCTTTATAGAACTCCACACATCCTTCCCGTCTTTATAATTAGGGTACCAAAAACCAACTCTTTTACCGTTTACAAGCGGTCTAACTACTAAACAATGAGAAAAGTCAGTTTTCCCAAACCGCCTACCGCACTTTAACACATTAAACCTTTTGGCTTCGTTCTTTATTTGTTTTTGGGCTGGATGGAGCTCTTTTAGATTTATCTCAACACTAACCCCCATTTATAGTAATAGTGTTAATTGTGCTGTTATCTGTTTTAACAGGTGCGTTTGAGCCAAACCTTTTGTTATACAAATCGTAAGCCTTTAAAATATCCGAATGGTCTGGCTTTGTCATTACTCTTTCAATAGTACCATTAATAACAATAAGCGTTTCTACCTCTCTCTCACCCTTTAATGTTTTACACAAAATAGCATCTGCTTCGGCTTGGCTTAAAACCTCGTTTAAAGCCGTTTTAAGCGTTTCATTGTCTTTAACGCCCTCTACTATCTTGGCGGCTTTTTCTTTCGCCTGTTGTATATCTATGGCGTAACGCTTTGCTAATTTACTTCCTTTGTTCTTACATGTTGCGTTGGTAGCCTTTCCGTTACCTATGGTAGCCTTATATGCTTCCATTTGGTTTGTGCCAATGGCTACAAGCCTAATAAATTCTATATGTTTATCGGTAGCCTTTGCAGCCATTTAATACAAAGGTAACAATTTTTCATAACAAATATAATTGATTGTTATTGTTTGGGGTGTAATTAAGTATTTCAATCGAATTCAAGCATTTTAAAATGAAATTTTTTAATAATTATTTTTCCCACCGCACTCCTCAGTTTTTTCAAAACTGTTAAGGTTTGAAAGCCATTGTTCATATATTCTACTTGCTATTTGTGCAGTCATTACAGGCGGAACACTCATTCCTATTAAATAATCGGTTTTGTTTCCCTTAAAATCATAATCTAAAGGATAACTCCCTGCAAGTTTCAACTCTGTTGCATTTATGTATGCCTTTTCGTTTTCAATAACGTGAGTGCAATCGCTTTTTATAGTGTCTGCAACTCTATCTTTAAATATCAATCGTGTATTAAAATACTTTCGTTTATTAAAATTAACTTCATAATATTGGGCAAAATCAGCAACACGATTTTCTATACAATAATCATACGCATCGTGTATAGCTTCGCTTATTGGTTTTCTTTGCTCATTAGTCAATATTTCTCCAAACTTTATTTCAGGCTCATTAAATTCAAGTTTCAATTTTGGCATTATTGTAAACATATCAACTTGCTCCATAAATGGTTCTGCTAAATCTTTTCTAAATGCTACAAAAAACACTCGCTCCCTTCTTTGTGGCACACCCATTTTTGATGCATCTAATAGCCAATGTTGACAATAATATCCAGCTTTTTCAAACTCTCTATAAATCTGTATTACATATTGTTTTGCTTCGCCTAAAAGCAATCCTTTTACATTCTCGGCTACTACTACTTTTGGTTGTAATTTCTTTGCCAAATCTATAAAGTCAAAAAATAAAGTGTCAAGTATCTGTTTACTTTGTCCCTCTCTAAAAACCTTATCTTTACCCCAGTCTTTTTCTCTATTTCCTGCCATTGAAAAGCTACTACAAGGCGGTGAGCCGTCCAAAATATCTAAGTTGTAAAGTTCTTTGGGCAAATCTTTACGCAGTTTAAATGTTTGTATAGGTTCTAAATAAGCATACTTTGGTTTATGGTTGGCTTTGTATGCTTCAATCATTTTAGGGTCAATCTCATTACACCCCAATACATCAAATCCAGCTAACTTGTAACCAAACGAACTTCCACCACCACAAGCGAAGCATGAAAAAACAGTTCCCTTATCTTTAGTAAATTTAGTTTCTGAAATTTTCCACTTATAATTAAATTTTTTTCCCACGCTTCGCTATTTATTTTAATCCGGTTATTTTCTTATCCCTCAAATATTGATTATTTTCTTATTTCAAGACATCCAGCTCTGCAAATTGTTTCTACATGAATTTTACCTTTTGAATTTCCTTGTTCTACCGATTTGTAACCACTAACGGTTATACACCTCCAAAACCCGCCACCGTCTTCTTCTTTGGTAATCTTATTCATCGCTCCATGCTTTTTGCAATGTGGGGTCGTTTTTACTTCCACCAAATCAAAGTCCGCGAGCTGTATTGGTATAATATCCATAGTTTAGTTTATTGGTTTAAAAAATTACAGGGTTTACAATATTCAGGTAAGGGTTTATTTGTTTTCATATTTCTTAATTATTGATTTATATTCCGGTGATAGGGTGAAAATATTAAAAAGTTCTTCATGTGTTATGGTTATCATGTCTTTGCCATCATAATATAGAATTTTATTATCACGTTGCTCTCTTGTATATTGTTTAATAAACCATTTTGAATAATAAATAGCTATTTCCTTCTCCCGTTCTTCACGATGCTTTAGAAGGGTGTCTGCGTATTCTTGCATCGCATTTAAAATATCATCCGTTCTTAAATTTCCCCATGTTTTATTATTTAAACTTTCTCTTAAAACTTGTGCTGCTAATTCTTTGCTCATTTTATATGGTTTTAAGGGTTTCTAAAAATTCTTTTACACGTTTATACGTTATGCTATGTATTAACCCAGTCGATACTGTTTCCAAAAATCCTTTAGCCACTTTCAGTTTACCTTCCAGTTCTTTTAAACGCTCAACTATCATTAATTCTTTTTGATATTTAATTTCTATAACATCCCTTAAATGGTTACGCTCAAATGTTAGTGCATTAATTCTTTTAAATGCCTCTTTTTCTATTTCATCATCCGTAATATCTTTTAGTTCTTTTGTATGCACACTCCTGTTGAGTGATAGAGCATCTTCCATTGCATCCAAAGCTATTGAATTTGCCTCGACACTCCATTCGTTTTCAATTAAAGAAGGGAAAGAAACGTATTTGTTTTCATGCGCCAAGCAATGCTTTTTTAAAATTGCTTCTAACTTCTCTCTTAATTCTGTTTGTTCCATAGGTTATTTATTTGGTTAAGTTATTTAATTTAAAATAATAAGATTGTATATAATATTCACTATTACATTCATGTTATTTTAGTTTCCTTTTCCACAGGCTTGAAATAGGCTTTACCGTCTTTTATTTCAATACAGGATACTTCTATTGTTTGCCCTTGCGCTAACATAGCAGTTATAGGATATATTTTTTTATTTAAAGAGCCTACTTCAAACATCACTTTACTTAGTTCCTCCTTTCTCGAAAAGGGTATCTCTATACAGGTGGATTGCCATCGGTCTAAAAAAGAATTTCCTTCCTCAATCTCATTATTACTTATAAAATCAGATAGCCTGCTTTTATTAACCACCGCCTTAATCTCTCCGTCTATTTCTTTTATTGCTATGTATTCGTAGTTCATTTTATATGGTTTTAATATTTACATTTTCCGTTGCAAGTTACCGTTGCAGATGATGTTTCTGTACTTCTTTTACAATTACATTTTATTGGTGTCATTAATTGACTAATACTACTAATAGTTTCATTAGCCTCTTTAAGTTTTCCTTCCACTTCCTGAATACGTTTGTTAGCACTGTCTAATAAAAAACATTTGTCGTGGAAAAAACCATTTTCTTTACTTACTCCGCCAAAACCATCAATGTGAATAGGTTGGTTGCAAAATCCGCAAAGTGTTTTTATCTCCTCACTCGGCACATTTTTACTTTCGGGTAAAGTCATTTTGGAGTGGATTTGTTGGGCAGCTTTATCATAACCAATCATTATACCATCCGTTCTATTAAAGTAAACGTTTAATAATATTATCTCTTGTATTCTTTCAACCGTTAAAGGCTTTTTACTTTCGTATCCTTTCAACTCATCTTCTAATTTTACGATTCTTTTTATTGCGCAATCATAATCTTCTTGTTTTTCTTTAAGTTTTCCTTCCACTTCCTGAATACGGGTGTCTTTTTCTATAAGTTGTTTTTCTAATTCTTTTTTCATTTTGCTTTTTTCATTTTTTTTGTGTAAATAAATATATAGTTACCCAATTATTTATGCGTTATGTTGGTCTTAGCGAGTAGTTATACGTCAGTTTGCTTTGCCAACGCACTAAGTAATTCATCAGCAGCAGTTACAGCCATATTCACACAATATTTTACATTGTCGAGGTTCGGGCAACTTTGATTATTGTCCAACGGAATTAAAGTTGTCATAAGCCCCTGTAATGCTTTTGCAGCAAAATATTCTCTCTTAGTTAGTCCATACGGGTATTCCGTAATTTCACTCATTTCTGCCATTTCCTTTGAAACTGCAAAAGCTGGTTGTATTGAATTTTCCATTTGTATTTATTTTTAGTTAATAATTTCGTTAATTCCTACCCACGCAAACGGTAACTATATACTTATTCCCCCTAATTTGCTTTGTCTTTTCCTTTTTTCAAGTTTTATTTTTTTAATTTCATGCAATAATTTCTTTATATGCACGGCTTGCTTTTCATTTTCAGTAAAGGCATACCTTAATACCTGAACGAGGGCGTAATCATTAACCCATTTGGGGTCGTTTATAAAAGTCAATATAACTGATTCATTTCGGTTTAAATCATAAAGAAGTCCATCTATGGGCTGTTTAACAACTTCTTTTAAAGGGGCTGTCATAATTCCTTCGTGTGTATAAATAACTAAGTTGCCCTTTTTGTAAGCATCCAAAACTATCTCCTTTAATGCCTTCTGAGCTTCTTTTTTTGTGACCTTCTTTGCCTTCATTTTTATTTATGTTTTTTAATTAAGTTTATCTTTCAAAGTCGGCACTTCGCCAAGCCCCAACCGTTATTTTTTTATTCATCTTGTGTAAATAGATATATAGTTACCTAAATTACAATACAATCTACTTTACAAACGTGGTAATAGCCTTTAACATCATTCCATTTAGGCTCAGGATTGATAGAGCTAACACTTTGTTTAACACAATACTCTTGCGCTTCTTTACGGGTTCTAAATGTTCTGTTAAGGCACATTCCCCAATTAAACGCTGCCCATCCAGTAAAACTATACCCACTTCCGGGAATTGGTTGTTTTTGCTTATTCATATTTGTTATTTTAAACTAATTATTTGTTCTAATTTACTTTTAACCTCTTTAAGTTTTCCTTCCACTTCCTGAATACGGGTGTCTTTTTCTATAAGTTGTTTTTCTAA